CTGGTGCTACGGTGCTTGCGAGATCAACTGTTAATTTTGCTTCACCACCTAAACCCGGTGCGGTTGCAACATAAACGAGAGCTGCGAGAATTTCCCTATCGATTTCCTGTTGGATCTCGAACTGAAGTGCTTCTAAAAGAAGTGCTTCAATATCCTGACCATGAACAGCCGCTAAGTCCTGCTGAAGCTCTAAAGTATAGTGAGATTTAATGGCACGAGTACCAACAATCACAGAACCTTTAATAACTTTGATAGATGCAGTTTTGATTCTGTATCCACCAGCAGTGCCATTAACATCAAATGTGTTAAGAGAAGGACCATTTTCCATATAATTGGAAAGTAACTCGCCTTCTGCAGTTGACCAAGGAGTACCGTCGCCGCCACCAGTATACGCGTCACCAGTATGATTCTTATCTAAGTCATACCCTACTTCCATTTTCTGGCCAGTACGGAACTTAGGATCAGTTTTTCCGGTGCCATCATATAAATATCTGAGGGCAAAGTAAATACCTTGGGGAGTAGTTGTAGGAATTACAGCTACTGTATTCATGGCTAAGAGTTCAGGGAACTGCCTACGAATCAGAGGAAGTGCATACTGTTGATAAACCTCAACGTCGCCAGACACGTTTGCTGACTCAGGAAGGAAACCTTTGTTAAGCTTAACTTGGTTCTCTAACATTGCAGCAATAACGGATGCGTCCGCGCTGCTCCTGATAGGTCTACCAATATCAGACTCAAGGACTGGTGCCCATTTTTGAATCATACTTTTTCTTTTTGTCTTTTGCATTGTTTTTTACCTCTAGTTGACAACTTGATTATAAGACTGCTTTTAGCCTTCCCTTATGTTTATAGTGCACATATGTATAGGTTTAGTTTTTATAGAAATTTTGTAATGAAACGCAAAAAAGGGGGTAAAAACCCCCTATATGCGCGTGTAGTATGTTTTTTTTATTGGTCTTATTCGATTTTGTATTAGTTACTGCCACCGAAATTTAGCCCTAGACTGCTAAAATCATCAATTTGTTCCATTGCTTGTTTAGCATCTTCTTCAACAGGTTCTAAATTAGAATTAGCAGATTGCGCAGCAGCTTCTTGTAATGTTTGATTACTTATATCAGGGCCAGCTGATGCAATAGATTTTCTTTGTTTTAATCCCTTGTTTAAATTCTCGAATACTTTTTGTTTACCATTACCCATTAATTTATTGGATTGTTTATCTCTAAATGAAGCATTGTCGCCAATTTCTTCACAAGCTCTTTCAACTTCTTCTAAGTCAAGGTCACCAGATAGTTCATCTTGTTTATCGAGATTGAGTTCGGAAAAGTCACCGTCAATAAAGGTTTTTAGTTCATCCTGTACATCTAGTATGTCTTTATCTTTAAAATACTCAAGAGCGGATGTAACTATTTCAGGATTCATTCCCTTTAATTGTATTAATATATAGTTTTCTTTCTCAGCATCGGTGAGTTGAGTTTTTACGATTTCGCGTTCATGCCATGATTGTTCAAGATTTTGATTTGCCTTATTTAACTTTTCTTGTAATTCTTTTGTTTTTTCGGTAGTTGTGATGCCTGAATTCTCAAGAAGATTAACCACTCCCTTTACGATATTATATAATTTGCTATTAATAAGATTATTAGAGTCTTGTTTAGCGTTTTCGACAATAACATTAGTTACTTGTTCATCAAACTTTTTAGATAAACCTTCAACTAATTTATCGAATTTACCAGAAGTTTCTTTTTCTAATTCAGCTTGTTTAGCATTTAATGCACTATCATACTGTGTAGTGATAGCTTCATTAATTGCTTTTATATCTGAATCAGATAATTTTTTAAGTTGTACATCTGTTAATATAGTTTCTATATTCATTTTTTAGCTCCATAATTCTTTTCGATACTCAGCATTTTCCAACATAGTTACAAGAGCGTTTCTATTAAACTTTTTAAATCCTGCATTTATTTTAGGTGTATTATTTAAAAGAAATTCTCTTCTTCCCATTTCAACTGCTTCTGTTAACACTTTAATCTTTGCATTCATTAAGCTTTCATATGCGGGAGTGATAAGAGCTTGTTCGTCAAATGATGGATTACCAACAACGTCAATCGTTATAAGTCTGTAATCAGTTGTAACTTCAAGTACACCGTCATTATTTTCGATAACAGAACCTGCTCCGCGAAGTGAAAATCCCGGAACATAACCATCATCAATGAGAGATTTTAGCATCTGACCAGCGGGGTGCTCATCAACAACACGCATTTTACATTTTAAATCTTTGCCTTCGAAATACAATTCTTCGATAATTGCGCATACTTTAGATAAATCCATTTCAAATACTGAATAATCTTTACCTTCGCCTTCTTTCGATAAACGAGGGTGGTTTAATTGAGCAGCAGCACGACCTTTCTTTACAAACTTTTTAATGAAACGGTCAGTTTCAGGGCCTAAAATCTTCTTAGGATAAGATCTCCCGTTAATACCTTCTACATCACATACAATTGCAGTGCCAATAAGTTTAAGTTTTTTAACTTTATTACCAGCTAAATTTATTTCGCTTTCATATAACGGTTTAACATCAAAGTCAAGATTTAAGTTTTCGCGTAATAACTCTAATTTTTTAGACATTAGTCTCTCCCTTGAAGCTTTCAATAAGAACTTCCATAATATAATCTTCCTTTTCAGGTACAATAGACTCGGATAACTCTTTTACCAATGCATTGATTTTTTTTGTATCATTGGTAATTAATCCACCTATCAACGATTTTATTTGTTTCTTAGAATTTTCCATATTTACTTAGAGTTTATATCACACTATATATTTAATTATTTATCTTCATCTCCTACCTCAGCTTCTTCTGCTAACCATGTATTATTTGTGGTTATCTCAGAATCATTTAAACGCAAACCTTTAACCAATGCAAACTTTTTAGAAATAACACCAGAAGGATTATCTTCACTTTTTATATGTTTCATGAGACCATCAAAGGTTCCTAAGTTGAGATTAAGGATTTCAGCATCTAAATAATTCTGAAATTCATTAGATTTATTGAATACAACAGAGAAATTATCTTCTAATTTGACATCATTCGATATATCAGTACGAGTATTTAAAATCATTACAAATAAACGTGTCAGTAAGCTATCTAAAGGCTGTTGATATCTTTGAACCATTCTAGCAAATGATACTTCTGCCTGTGTAACTTCACCAATTTTACCATTAGCATAGTTTTCGCCATCACCAGCCAGTGCAGTAACTCGACCCGGTGGTACTTTCATCGCGTTAACGAGATTACGTTTGAAATACTTTAAGTCCTCAATTTTATTGACGTTATCACCACTATCAAGTCTTTCAATAGATGAACCATTGGTAAAATTGCTTGTGGAAATAAAGAAATGTTCCCCAAGACCAATTACTCTACCAAAGTTTGTAACTTCTCCAGTACCTGTATTATAATCAACACGTCTGGAGAGAAGTTTAGCTTGGTCTTTCATGTGCTTTTCGGCTTTGGGCTTAGGCATTGTACCTGTATCGATTTTAAACACCATTTTTTCCGAACCCCATTGGATTCTATACATTGTAATAGCATCTTCAATGCAGTTAAGCTGATTAAAAGGTTTAATTGCGGGTTCTAAGGGAGAACGTGGGTCATTAATACCACCCGGCCCATACATGCCTACATCTACATATAGAATTTGATTAGGTGAAAAATCGATATAATTCTTACCGCTATTGCCGCCTGTACCCACTGTACCTTCCAACATTTGGCGATAACCCAAGATAAGACCGTCTTGAATGATGATAACGATGTTTTGGGATGGAAGTAAATTTACGCCTATAACGTCATTTTTTTCTTCATTATATACCACTTCTAATAATACACGGCCTTCAATAAGAAGGGTTCTCATGAGATTCCAGCCTTCTTTATCAAAATTCATTACCCTTTTTAATACTTCGCGTCTGAAAATTTTATGTATTTTTTCTTGAACAACCTGCCCTATACCAGCATCAGAGTCTATTTTTAATGAACAAATCTCACCAAGATCGTCTTTATATACACTTTCGTCGCATAAGTTATCCAATGCTTCCGCTACTTCTGCTCGGCCAGCTACGCGGTAATACTTAAGCATCCTTTCTCTGTTTTTCTTCCAAAATAGATGTACTTGATTTTCTGCGGTCTGTTCAAATACACGTTGGGGATCTGCTTGATTA